TAGTATTTACTATCTCATTATCAGATTCATTAGGCTCTAAATTAATTGGTAAATTTACAGTTCTATCGGGTTGGTAATATTGTTGTTGATATTTATAAGTAGGTTTGTATACATAATTGTTTACAACATTGGTAAAATCTATAGTAGTTTTATTGTTTAATACAAATGTTTTACCTTTATATATAACATTTCCAAGCAAATAAACTTCGTATTGTAAGTATTTGTTATTATATGTTTCATCTAACTCTATTGTTTGTCTATAAGGAAAAAAACTTTTCATCTATATTTTCTTTTATATATAAAATAGAGTACAATAAAAAACCCTCTACAACGGGGAATGTTGTAAAGGGTTTATTACTCTAATTTAGTTGATTATCCAACTAAGTCATCACCGTTATTATTACCACCTGTAGAAGGTGTATTTGTATTTTCACCTATAGCGGTAAGTATTTCAGCCATTACGCTATCACTAACGTGATATGGTAATTCATCGCTATTATCGGTCAATACTACAGTAACAACATTGGAATCAGTAGAATTTGTTCCTGTAGCGTGGGTAGCACTTTCACTTGAAACAGGTTCATTATATCCAAGGAAATAACGAACACCATTTGCGTCTTCAAAGATTACAACACATTCGGATTGAAGCAATGCCATTATGCTTAAACGAAGGTTGGCTTCCATCTTACGGAAGGAAAGTGTAAGGTTGTTTTTGAAAAATGAAAATTCGCCTGTAGTACCATCGTATTGAGCTACACTTTCAAATGAACTTGCATTCTTACCAAATTCAAATGTATACCAATTTGAAGACTCTAAATTATTGATTGTATTATATGGAGCTGTTTCTTCTACAAAAGTAATACCGTCAAAATCAACATCTTTTCTCAAGGACACATATATTTTGGTTTTCAAACCACCTTTTCCATTTCCGCAAGGTTTAATTATATTGCTTAATGTTTGATTACAAGACATATATTTATTATTATTTTTTTTCTTATTAATTAATTAAAGTATAGGTACTTAGATTAGTAAATACCTATACTTGTTTGTTTAAAAATTATTCTTGAGAATAAACCCAAATGTGGTCAGAAAACATATAGTTACAAGTCAAAACCCACTCAATATCAAGTTTATAAACTCTATCGTCTTCACTAAACCAAAAATCAAATATAGAAACGTCTTCTCTGTTATCCATACCAACGAACATTTCATCAAAGATTACACCGTAGATATTGTTATCTGTAATTCCGTCAATACCGTACACTTTCAAGTTAGTACCGAAAAAGGTTAGTACTTGTTCAGCGTTATCTTTTTCGTTGTAATGGAAGTGGTTAAGTTCCACCATTTCAGTTACAAGCTGTCTGTACATTGCACTTGACATAACTACAGCTAATTTTTTATTAGCAACATTTTTGTACATTGCTTTAACTCTATCATAAACAGTAGTATCAGCACTAAATGTCATTTTGTTTTCACTTGGAATAGCACCATCTTTAGCAATCAAAGTAGTAAAACCATCTACTAAATCGCCATTATCTTTGTTACCACTCCAAATTAAACGTTCGTTTTGTTCTGCAATTGATTTAATTACATCATCTATAAGAGCTTCTTCCAAAGGAAGTGGACTTCTACCCATTGCAACTTTAGTTTCATAAGATTTGTATGTGTTGTAGAAATCTTTAGGGCAATATTTCATATTGACTTTTAAAAAGTTAGGCTCTAAAGTACGTGTACTAATTGTTTGAGAACCTGTTTCGGAAAAACCGCAATCTTTACCATCTTGAATTTGCAATTCAGTCAATAGAGAGTGCATTTGTCTGTCTGATTTTACACCATTTTGTATTTGCAAGTGTTTAGTAGAATCTACATATCCAACTAATTTAGAAATCAATAATTCTTGGTTGTTTTCTACATATCCTTTAATGTTATCAACGTTTAAACTCATTGTTATTTGTAATTTGTTTTATTATTATTTATTGATTATTTTCTATTAAATGCTTTATATAGAGGGTTGTCGTTTTTAAAGTCTTCTACTACCTCTATAGGTTTTTCATCTATTTTTGTTTCAAGTTGTTTTTTCAATTCTTCGATTTGCATTTTCAAACTTTCATTTTCGACTTTCAAAGTTTCGATTTCCATTTTTAGATTTTCATTTTCGGCTTTCAAATCGTCAATTTCATTTGCATTTTCTTCTGTAGTTTCTTCCATTTCTTGCGGTTGTTCTACTTCTTCTACAATTTCTTCAACTGTTTCGGGTTGAAATTCTTTCAATTCTATAGATACAACTTTTCCACCTTCAACTATATAGGTTGCTACTTCGTTTTCATAAGTTCCATTAGGGGCAACAACTAATTCACCTGTTTCTACCTCTATTACAAATACTTCACTACCTACAGAAATTTCATCATCTGAAATTAAATTACCGTTTTGCGTTGGTATTTCTTGGAAACAATTTAAAAGTTTAGCAAACCTCAACAATTTTGCTTTATTCATAAGTTTCAATTTCTATCTCTTTATTTATAAATAAAATAGAAAATAATATCTATTTTTCGTCGCTATCAACTTCTATAGTTGTATCACCTTTAATTACTTTAATATCTGTCCCATGAAGCATTGCATTCATAACTACTCCTACTACTGCAAAGCCTAATAATAAGCCTACAGCGGTTAAAACTGAACCGTCTATAATTCCTAAAGGCGGAACTAAGAAACCCCCTACAATCAAACATATTGATGTAATAAGACATATCCAAAAGGCATTCTTATTCATTTTTTCGTAAATCTTTTTCATTCTCTTTTTTAGTTGCAATCTGTTTCATTCATTATTACTAAATTAATTGTACAACTAATCACGTCGCAAATGTCAGCAAACTTTACGTTGGAAAAATTATAAGTTAGTGGTAGTTGAGTATCTATATCATATTCTTCTGATATGTTATTGATAAAGTTTTGTATTATAAGCATACCTAAACTATAATTTTCATCTGTAGTATTAATTGGTGTATCTATATGTTTATTGATAGCATATATATTATAGTTGTAAATACTATATTCTTCATATTGCGTTCTGTTATTTGCTTCATACACTATACACCAATATGATGTATGTTTCATATTTACATCACTTGCATTAGTAGTTACCATATTTACTAAGGAATCACCCTCAAAGGTTGTTTTTATAATTTCTTGTACTTCTAGAAAATCTCTCATATATATAATTCCTTATTATAATTTTATTCCACATTTGTATGTGTTAGCTGTATCACTTGGATTTAGTTCTTCACTGCATTGTTTATATTCGGGATATAGCGAAGAATTTTGTTTTAGAAAATCCGTCAATCTCTCAGCGTAAAATGTTGCCTTGTTGGTGTAATACTGTTGTAAATACTTCAAATCGGATAGACTATTATGTTGATAAGAATTATCTATATATTGAACATTGCCGACATTATGTTGTTTATTGTAATTATATATCACCATATCAGCCAATACCATATTCAGTAAATAATTAAATATGTAATTATTCAATAAATTATTATATGGTACATTATCTATTATCTCACCTGTTTGAACTAATCTACATAATTTATCATATAAGTTTGTTCCGATAATAGACTGTAAACCTATTAATTGAGAATCGATAATAGAAGGTACGATATTACAATCATCTAAATTATCACTTAGATTTGTCATATCTCTAACATCCTGTGGACTAATCAATAATACATTAGTATTCATTATAAATATAAATTCAAATTAATTATTATCTTATACTATTACTTGTTTTCCGTTGTCTACAAAGTTTACTAAAAATTCAGATAGTTTAAAATCAAAGCCTACAGTACTAAATGCTTGTTCTATTTCCTGTTGTATTGGAGTTATTACTGTAGATTTGAATAAAGTAAAGGCATTTGTAAACTCAACATCATTAAAACCTGTTTGTCCTTCAAGTAAACCAACCAATTGACTACTACAGCGAAAAGCTACTAATATATTTGATTTACAACTTTCAATCACTTTCGTATAACGTTCTGTATAGTCGGGTGCATTGAATGTATTTAATTCGGGTGCGTGGTCTCTATCCTCACACCATGATAGAAGTATATTATTACCATTAGAACCTGTAAATTTTTCATGTATCAAACTTTCTATTTTATCCTGTACATCCTCGCTTGGAGTACCATTTGTAAATGAAATTAAAGTCGTTGGTGTGAATTGATTTGAAACTGAATTATAGTTTAATTTACTTGCTTCTATCAACGTTAAAACCTCTCTTAAAGTGCTACTCCATATAGGCAAACCATATATCCCCCTAGATTTTGGATTTTTGTAATAGAATATAGAATTAGGTTGGGTTAGATATGGATTAAACACCTCATACTTTTTTATATTCTTTGTATATTTACCCCAATTAGAAGCTATATAGCAATTAGTACTATCAGCATTTAAACGTAAATAACGAACATCTATATAGTTTAATTCAGCTATCTCACCTTTTTTATTACGAATTACATTCAAAGCAAAAGAACCAAATACCATATAATCCAAAATACATTTCTTTACAATATGAGATAGTTTTTCGGTTTTTCTATTTATAATTAAATCATTTTCAAATGAGTTACCAAATATATAATCTGATACAGTATTTATTATTGACTGTAAAATACTACAATCAGAAAAAGCATTGTAGTATATGTTAGGCATATTATTATTTTCTCCGAATAAAATATATTCTTTTCCACTTGCTTGTATTTCTGTTGGATAATATTCTATAGCTTTATTGTTATCTGTTTTATTACAACTTTTAAAATCTAATTTCATATATTATTTTATTTATATTATTGATTATTAGTTGGTTTTGTTTGTTGTTGAGTATTCTAAGTTCTGAAACTCCTATCATTACATTATCTAAATATAAAGTAGCTATATAATTACCTTTCAAATTTAAATCTGATACTAAAATAAAATCAACGCACCTAATATTTTCCGCTGTTGGTATTACTTCATATTCGTATCGTTGTTTAGTTATCTTATTCTCTATATATAGCTTTAATTTAGTTGTACCGCTTAATATTTCGGCTTGCATACCATCAATTATTATTGCTGTTGATGTTGTATTACCGTCTACTATTTCAGTATCTGTATTAGTATTTCCATCCAAAAAATCCTCAAAAACTAAACCGCTTAAATCTACATCTTTGAATATAGGAAATGAAATTTCATTTATTTGCTCTCCTTGGTTTAACTCTAAGTATATCATATTAATTATATATATATCGTAATTAATTTTTAATTATGGTAGTCCATCCTGTTGGAATACCATTATTTCCTGTTGGTATCTCCAAAGTTTCGGATTTAAATAATACACCTGTAGAAGCAACACCATCTACCCAATTTTCAAAAGTATTTTCATCCCATGTAGCTATATTAGGTGTGTATATTACTTGTAATTTATTACAACCTTTGAAACAGTACTTAAATGTATATAATTCGTCATAATATGTTACATTTGTAAGATTTGGAAATGTCGGTGTATTTAGTAAAGATGTACAACCTTCAAAGCAATAATAGAAACAAGCGTTTTTTGCTTCTTCAAGACTTGAAAACTGCGGTGGATTTTTCAATGATGTACAACCACTAAAGCAATGTCCGAAACTTGCTCTTTCAGCCGTTTTAATGTTATTGAATTGCGGTGCATTTACTAATGAGGTACAACCACTAAAGCAATACCCGAAATCATTAAAGTTAGCTACTTCAATATTATTAAAATTTGGTGCTGTTTCTAAAGAAATACATTCTTGGAAACATTCATTAAATACCTCTTGACCTGTAATAGTTAAACTTTCAAATGTTGGTGCATTTTTTAAGGCTTGGCAAGCTCTAAAAGTACCGCAAAAACCTTGGTCGTTTATAGTAGTTAAACTTTGAAATGTTGGTGCGGTTACTAAGGTTTGACAATCTAAAAATGTATATGTAAATCCTTCTTCTCCTACAGTAACTAAATTTTCAAATGTAGGTGCTAATATTAAAATATTACAGTCGGAAAAGCAACTTCTAAATCCATTCTTTCCTACTGAAACTACATTATTAAATGTCGGTGCTGTTTTTAATGAGGTGCAATTATTAAAGCAATCATAAAAACTACTATTACCTACATTTATTATATTCTCTGTTATTACGTCTTTTGCACTTAGTAAAGTACTTTGTCGGTTAAATAGTCGAAAAAAACTATAATTAGGTATATCTGTAATAGTATTAAAATCTGTTGTTGAAATCAACGATGTAAAATATCCACTTAAATTATAATTGAATGTACAATTAATAGTAAAACTATTTGTTATAGAGTTACTAAACCCATTTGGGTTATCCCCTCTTAGAAATAATTTATCACCTGTATTTATAGTTATCTGCGTTGTTCCACCAACGGAAAAGCCATAAGTAAACCATTCTCCATTGTTTAATTTTAGTTGTAGGTTAGGAAAGTTAGTTGCTGAACCATTAAATGAAGTTACTGAAAATGTACCACTAGAACCAACGTTTTCTATACATAATTCTGTACCTTCTACAGTTTCACCACATAAACATAATTGGTCTATAGCTTCGGCATACGTTGTTATATTACCTGTAGGCGTTACCCCTTTATCAACTATAGCATTCTTTATATCTATTAAAGATTGCTTTACAGTGCTTAAATTCTCTGATATATTAGCCATTTATAATTATTTCTAATTCATTATTTATTAATCCAACTATATTGTCTATTTCTTGTTTATTGTAGTAGTTGGAAAGGTCTGTAGTAGGTATTTCAATTCCATCAATAGCGTTTTGTATCTCTGTATTAGTTTCCTCTTTGGTGTAGTAATCTGATAATCTTATCTCAAATTGCGTATTTATGTCTTGTTTATTATAATAATCATCGGATAGTTTAATCTCTAAAGCGGTATATATTTCTGTAGTAGTTTCAGATTTAGTGTAATAGTCTGATAGGTCTGTAGTAGGTATTTCAATATTATCTATAGCGTTTTGAATTTCTGTATTAGTTTCAGCCTTAGTATAATAATTTGACAAATCTACACTTTCACCACCACTATTAGCTGTTGTTTCTATATAGTATGTAGTGTTTGTTTCGTAAGTCTCTAATAAATCAAATTCTTCTTGAGTTCCAAACCATTCTTTTGGTAAATCGTTTGTAGTTGCAAAAGGTTTATCATTTAATAATTGACTAGTTTTGTATACTATATATGGTTGTCCTTTTATATCGTCTTTATAATCAATTTTATCAGATAAATAATATATACCATTTACTTTTTCTTCATCGGGTAAAGATTCAAAACTTGTTTCATTTCCAAACCAATTAAAATCTTTATTTTCCAACATAATTGTTTGATTTTCTGTTTGGTTGAGATTAAAAGATTGATTATTATCACCTTGAATAATAGTTATAGTAGCATTACTTGGTTCTTCAATATTATCTATATTGTTTTGTAACTCTTGTATTCTTTCATTTAATTCTTCTACTTTATCATCTATTAAATCATCCATTTGGGTTATAGTAGGTACTACATTTGCTACCCCTGTAGGGTCGGGGATGTAACTGCGTTGTACAATCTGTGGCATTGCTACATTTGGCGTTAATACTACTGTAAAACTTACATCTGTATCTTTTTTGTCTTCACTAAAACAAAATGCGTTATGGTAAAAAGAAACACTATCACCTCCTACTGAAAAATTCTCGCAAACTTTACCCCTATATGTTACTATCTTATTCGTTAGTTTTGTCGTGGGATTATCTTTTAAATATGTTATAAATTCATGTAGTGTATTCCCATCAACACTATATAAATCAATAACTTCTATAGCGTTTTGAATTTCTGTAATAGTTTCATCTTTAGTGAAATAGTTTGATAGGTCTGCACTTTCACCACCACCGCCACTATTAGATATCAATTCATCAACTTGCTCTTTTGTAACTAGTTCTTTGTTCTCTATTTCCCATAAATCATAAGATATAAATTTACTTTCTTTAAGGTATATTAATCTAATATCGTAAGATTTTGGATGTCCGTAATATTTAAAATAAATTTCTATAGATTCATTGTCTTCATAAGGATTTGAAACTTCTAATCCATTCAATATTATACCACCTACAACAACAGTACAATTTTCGGGAAAACTAAGATTTGATGTTAGATAATTGAAAAACTCATCTCTTTTTTGCAGTGGTAATAATCTAATATCAATAACATCAGTTGATGGAATCCAATCTAAATAATCAACACTAAAACTTTGTTCATCGGTATTTAACCATAATCTTACCTGTTTACTATTTAAACCATCAATATTTATTTCAATAAAATTAGGTTCTACAGTTGCTAACCTACAATCATTCAAATAAATACCTTGTAATGATAATGGATATGGTAGTTCTCTATTATTATAAATATACTCCATTAATTCACATCCTTGTTCGTACGTTAATCCTTGGATATTGGTTGTAGGTCTATTTTCTAATTCATTATAATTAGTTGTACCTACAGAACCACCACCGCCAATTTCAATATTACTAACTATCTCATCAACTTGCTCTTTGTTGTAGTAGCTTAATAAAGTACTATCAATAGTGTTTTGTATTTCCGTATTAACTTGCTCTTTATTGTAGTAGTTGTTGGATAGGTTTGTATTTAATTCATTCAATATTGTATCTATTTCCTCTTTGGTGTAATATATTGATAGGTCTATACTTACTTCATTTACCCAACTTAATTCGTTCCAAGGTCTTTCGCCATCACCAATTTTAATTTTATTAGTCGTTTTATCAAAACCAATTTCACCATACAATAATATTGGGTTGTTATTTACCCAATTTTCTTCTAAATCTCTGCGAATTTGTATTCGTTTCTTTTCAATCATAATATAATTTCTTTTTATATATAAAATAGATAAAATAAAAAAGGGACTTTGTAATAAAGTCCCATATATAATAAATTCAAATTAAATTAATTAATAGTCTATTGTAGTCCAACCTTCGGGAACGCCACTCGTTCCTGTTGGTATCGTTAAACCTGTAGGTTTATACATAACACCTGTTGGAGATACGTTAAATAACCAATCTGAAAAATTAATTGTATTCCAAGTAGTTATATTTGGAGCGTAAACAATTTGTAAGGATGTACAATTATCAAAACATTCAGAAAATTCTATATTACTTACCTTAGTTATATTACTGAAATTCGGTGCTGTTACTAAGGATGTACAACTGCTGAAACAACGATAAAATCCATATTCACCTCCAGTAGTTACATTGGTAAAACTTGGTGCTGTTACTAAGGATGTACAACTGCCGAAACAACGATGAAATCCGAATGTACCAACAGTAGTTATATTACTGAAATTCGGTGTTGTAGATAAAGAAGTACAACTGCTGAAAGTCTCGTTAAATCCATAATTATTTACTTTTATAATATTATCTGTAATTAAATCTTCTACATTAAGTAAATTACTTAGTTGACTCGCAAACAAATAAGAAAAACTATAATTAGGAATGTCAGTAATAGTATTGAAATTATCTAATGCTAATAATGATGTTAGATATCCACCTATATTAAAAGACTTTGAAAAAGTAAATCGATAAAAATCATTAATACTACTACTTTTTTGATTAAACCCATTTACATTATCACCCCTAAAATAAATCTTGCTTCCACTTGGTACTGTTATACTTGGTAAGGTTGTAAAATCGTATTCAAACCATTCTCCATTATCACCTATTCGATATATTAAATTAGGTGTGTATAT